GATTCTAATCTAGATAACAATATCGTAAAACAACCATCTGTTAGCTATGATACTGTACCCACAGGGTACTTTACTTATTGAGGTAGTTTATCATGAGTAACGCAAGTAATCAGTTTTTACGAGCAACAAAAGAAGCTATTCAGAGAAATGGTGTTAGTATTAATTACAAAAAAGTCGGAGTACAGAGTTACGATCCAGCCACAGGACTTGTTACCTCTAATTCTGTACAGTATTCTGTTATGTCTTATCCTCGTCACATTAGGGCTAGTCAGTGGTATTTTCCAGACTTGATTGGTAAAGATGCAATCCAGTTTTATATTGCTGGCGATCAAGCATTTACTCCTGATGTGAAGGATTCCATTGTTTTTGACTCAGTGGAATATAAGATTGAATCGATCCAAAAACACTTTGCTGCTGGGCAAGTTTGCCTCTACAGGATAGTCACAGTGAGGTAAGTATGTTAGAGATTGACACAACAGAATACGAAAAGTCAGTTGACGAATACATTAAATTGGTAAAAAACGCTTTTGTTAAAGGCGTAAAGCAAGTGATGGTTGGTACTGCTGACGCCCTGGTTGAAAACACTCCTGTTGGTGATGTTGATCTCTACTATGATCTGTATTTGAATCGATATCTTGAGGAAGGCTGGGATATTGAGGCTGGTATGCTTATGGCAAACTGGTATTTCGAATTAAACGCAATTGATGGTTTGTTTGACTCTGAAGCAAGAGATACTGACGGATCAGAATTGAGAATGAAACTCCAAGAAGTAATGCAACAATTTAAGTTGGGTGATTCAATTCTGGTTGCTAACGAAACACCATATGCTGAGAATATTGAAAATGGTAAGCAATCTAAACAAGCTCCATTCGGTATGATTGCTCCAACAGAACTTGCTCTGATGAAGATCTACAAAATTCAATTTAAGGACTTTTTAAATGGCTGAAATTGTAAATATCAAAAGAGCATGTGAAAAACATTTATCTGCAATGACGGTCAATCTTCCAACTGGTTACGAAGGTGTCAATTTTACACCTCCTGATGCGATGTATCAGAGATGTCAGTTTGTGATTCAGAGGCCAGATGATCCTGTTTTTGGAACAGGATATCACAGAGAGCAAGGTGAATTTCAAGTATTTGTTGTTGACTTAATTGGAAAAGGGACAACAGATGCTATTCAACGTGCTGAATTAATTCGGGATCATTTTGCAAAGGGTACTACATTGTTTGAAGCTGGTACACCTGTGCATATTTTATCAACCCCTCAGATTGCCGGTACTAGAATTTCAGGTGGGAAAATTATTGTTCCCGTCTTAATCCCTGTCACCGCAGAGGTGTATTAAGGAATAGGGTTAGCTACCCTTGAGGCAATTCTGCCTTATTTTGCAAAATAGGAAGAAAAGGAATAAATATGTCTATCTCTAAAGGCGTTGGCAAGAAAGTTGCCTATAAGAAGGAAACGACCTGGGGTACTTTGGCTGGTGCTGCATCTGGTAAGTATATTCGTCGTGTTACTTCGGATTTCAACTTGAATAAGGAAACTTATGAATCGAATGAAATTCGTACCGACTATCAAGTTGCTGACTTCCGCCACGGTGTCCGTCAAACTGAAGGTTCTATCAATGGTGAACTCAGCCCTGGCGCATACTCTGACTTTACTCAGTCCCTTGTTGCTCGTGATTTTACTGCTGCTCCTGCCGGTACTTCTGCTACAGTTACAATCGCTGCTTCTGGTGATCTGTGGACACTGACTCGTTCGACTGGCTCATTCTTGACTGATGGTATTAATGTCGGCATGGTTGTTCGTATGACTGGTGCTGGCCTGAACGCTGCTAACCAGGGCAATAACCTGTTGGTATGTGCTGTTGCCGCTACAGTGTTGACTGTAAAGGTTCTGTCGAGTACTGCTCTGGTTGCTGAAACTGCAATTGCATCTGTAACTATTGGTGGTGTTGGTAAGATTACTTACGCTCCATTGACTGGTCACACTAACGACTCGTACACCATTGAAGAATGGTACTCTGATATCCTGCAATCTGAAGTCTATACCGGCATGAAGGTTGGTGGAATGAATATTCAGTTGCCTTCTACTGGTTTGACTACTTGTGACATCTCGTTCATGGGTAAAAACCTGGAACAGACTGGAACCACTCAGTACTTCACTTCACCTACTGCGGCTCCTACCAATGGTCTGTTTGCTGCTGTTAACGGTGCTCTGATTGTGAATGGTACTCCTCGTGCAGTTATTACTTCTGCTGACTTGAGTATTGAGCGTGGTCTGGAAGCTGCTAATGTGGTTGGCTCTAACTTCGCTTCGGACGTGTTTACTGGTCGTATCCGTGTGAGCGGTAATATGAGTACTTACTTTGAAGATGGTACTTTCCGTGATTTCTTCAAGGATGAAAACACTGTCTCTGTTGTGTTGGCACTGACTTCTGACAATAGTAAGACTGCTCAAGCTATTACCATCACTCTGCCGAAGGTCAAGCTTGGTTCTGCTACCAAGTCTGACAGCGAGATGGGGATTGTTCAACAACACTCCTTTGTTGCTCTGTTGAATGACGTGACTTCTGCTGGTCTGCCTGCTACTACTATCCAGATTCAAGATACTTCTATCTAATCTGTAAAGAACCCCCCTTGGAGAAATCCTTGGGGGTTTTATTTTGTCTGCCCTCTTGCAAAACTCATCTGACCGTGATATACTTAAATCTTCTTTCGTACTTCATGTTGTTATGAAGTGTTCTAATTGATAAAGGAGCAACAAAATGGGATTGAATCTCTCTAAGAATAATTTGGCTGAGAAGGCTGAAGCTGGTTTTGAATTCGAAGTTACTATGCCTGGATCTGGCGAACCACTGGGTGCATTCATCACTGTGCGTGGTAAGGAATCCAAGACTGTACAAGCATTTGCTCGTCGTAAGTTTAATGAAATGCAGCGCCGTGAAACTGAAGCAAAGCGCCGAGGTAAGGAAGTTGAATTCAACTTGGATCAAGCTGAAGATGACGTGATTGAACGTGCTGTGACCCACATTATCTCGTGGCGTGGTATCGAGGACAATGACGGTAAGAATACTGTCGAAGTTCCTTTCACCAAGGAAAATGCAGAACGTATCATGCGTGAGTTCCCTTGGATTCGTGAGCAAGTTCTGGAGCAATCGGCAGACCTGCTGAACTTTCTATGATGTAGAGGGTGCCCTACAATTTGTCAAACAAGAAATAAAATTCAATGAAGCTCAGGCAGATGGGAAATCACTACGTGAACATCTGCTGGCTGTAGAAAAAGCTATTGGTAGGAAACCAAAAGAGCTTGACGAGCTTGTTGAACTACCAAGAGAGTTTACTAAGGTTTGGGAAGATTACTTGAATCTTAGTTCCTCTCGTCAAGCAGGTTTTGGATTATCTCCTATTACTTATACGGAGATAGATTCATATTCTAGGTTAATGGGTATTGAATTAGAATCCTGGGAAGTCCAGATGATTAAATTGTTTGACAGGGTTACTCTTTCAGAAGTTGCTAAACAACAAGAAAAGAAGGCTAAGACTAAATGACCTGATCCGATACATGGTTTTCTGTGTATCGGATTTTCTTTATTTAGGTTATTTCTTTAGTAATTAGCTCGATTACTAAATAAATGACTAGGAGTAGATTATGGATCTATCTAAGATTAGATTTACAGTAGAAACTGATCAATTGAAAGAAGCAATTGGGTTGCTTGATCAATTGAAAAATGCTAGTTCTGTATTGAAAGATGCAAATACAGAAAGAAAAGCAAGCGTTCAAATTCAACGTGAAGAAATTAAAAATGCCAAGGAGCAAGAGAGATTAAATACTCAACAGCAAAAGACTGCTGAAGCCGCTGCTAAGGCTGCTCAAGCTCAAGCAAAGGCTATCAAGAGTACTGGCTCTGCTCAGAAGGATGCTTCTGGTGAGATGGATGCTGCTACCAGAATGGTAGAGAAGCAAGCTCTTGCTATGAAGATTCTTCGTGGTGAAACAATTAGTACCGCTGACGGTATTGCATTCCTTGGTAATGGTTTTACAAAATCTCAGTCGAATATGTTGGCTTCTCTCAAAATGCTGGGAGCAACTGGTAAAGAGATGCAGTCTCTAGCATATTCCTTTGAAGAGTACAACAGAATTACTGGTGTTAATACTTTCGATAAGAGTGCTTCTGGTATTGAGAAGATGAGAAAGGAACTCTCGGAACTGAATAAGATCAATTCTATCACCATGTCAGGAATGGCATTGACGAGAGATGAGATTGTTAACTTCATGAGAGATTCTGAAAGGCTTGTCCAACAACAGAAGTCAGAAGGTAAATCTTCAGCTTGGTTAGCAGAGGAGCAAGATAGACTGAAACAGTCTTACTTGACTACTTCTGTTGAACTTAATAGATTACGTGCTGAATC